TTATGTAGCCGAAATGGTTGTGGTAATAGTCCCCCGAAGCCGCTGCGCTGCTACCTCAAAATAATGATCACTGGTTTCTATACCAATAAATTTTCGCCCTGCTTTCAGTGCAGCCACACCCGTTGTCCCTGACCCCATAAAAGGATCAAGGACTGTTCCGCCACTATTCACAGTCCTGACCAGTTCCGCCATTAGTTCTTCTGGTTTTCCGGTCGGGTGCATTTTCTTTGACGGGATAACCGGGTACGTCATGCAGCCGTCGAACGGCCCCGAAGGCGATTTATCTAAATGGCCTTTGCTGCCCCAGACGATGTATTCGCACTGATGCCGGAAATACCCGGTATGTGGTGTTCGTGACCCCCTCCCCTTGTTCCACGCAATGATGCCGCGCCATGTAAAGCCACTGGCCTGAAACGCATCGGTTAAAGCTGGTAGTTGTCGCCAGTCAGTAAATACCATGGCATAACCGCCTGGCCTGACTGCGCGGTGTGCCTGTGCCATCCATAATTGTGTCCAGTAAGCCCACGAACGGGCGTCCATGTTTTCACCCGCGAACCCATCAAAGCGGTGAAGGTTCTCGCCGTTCAGATATTTTGCATGGCTGCCCTGGTTGGTGCGTCCGGCCTTGTGTGTCGCACCCGAACTGTAAGGCGGGTCAGTGATTAAGGCATCAATGCTTTCTGGCTCAATCAGCGGCAATATTTCCAGTGCATTCCCACAACAGAGCGTGACATTGTCAGTCTGATAAACCTTAGTGTGTTCTGGCGTATGTGCTGGTTGGTGCTGGATTGCGATCCCCACGGTCATAACTCCTCATGTGTGTGGGGTGCTCGATGGCTCTCGTTATCTGGTTAAGTGTTTTGCAGCGCGGACATTTTATTTCAATGTAGTGAAATGAGGCGCGGGCAAGTAGTTTGTTGCAATTTTTGCATCGTACATTTTGCGTCATTTGCGGCACCTCTTGTGTGGTTACTGCTGCCGATATGATAACAAATCGATCGTTTTTATCGATCGGATTTATTGCATCGATCTGTTATGCCTATTGCTTATGTATGGTGCCCTCATTTGTGAGGGTAGCAAAAAGAAAACCCGCAGTTTTTACGCTGCGGGTTTGTTGTTCATGTCTGTGAGATAGGATGCCGTTTCGACCAACCTTAGCAACCGATTGACGGGGGATTACTCCCCCGTCGCGGTTATCTTACTTATTACATAGTAAGAATGCCGCAATTTCCGTGCCAGCAAACCTGAATCGTAACTCGCACGGTGATGTGTGGAGGATCCAGATTATCGCTACCGCAGTTATGCAAAGTAACAGGGTTTTTAACGGAATTTGCGTCATAACGCTTGTCTCCTGAGAGGAGAGGCGCTAACCTTCTACTTGCGAAGGTAAGAAGTGTTAGGGCCTCGGTTAAACAGAAATGTTTTCCGGGGCCTTTCCACATCTGGCCTTCGGGTATTCCCTCCGACCATCAGCCGAAAGGCACCCGCGCGTAATCTATCGCTTTTTTGTTACTCCGGCAATTCTGCCTGTTAATTCTGAGATAAAGGCAAACTCATCTGATTGTTTCCCCTGTGTGAAGCTGGCAGATCATGCCACGGGATACCTTCTGAAGAGTGAACGCCAGAGGCGTGTTTTGATGTGAATTTATGGAAAGCTTCCAGTGTTGAGAAGCATACGCCGCATTCCAGGTTGTTACACTGGTAATACTTTTGCCGCACGGTGTTTGAATCATTTTCCGGACGACTGGTGCGGATACGGGCAGATGCGCCACAAAGCGGACAACGGAACATAGCGACCTCCCTTAACGTGGTGCTGCCGCTATTCTAAGTTCCTCACTCTGTTTCCGCTATCCATTCCGGGATTTTTGCCTCAAGCTCAAGCTGCGTGGTAAAGCCGCTGTTATCAATGGTGTGCTCGGCTTTTGCAATAATCCAGTCCTGATTATCAATCTCGCTTTTAAATCCTGTTACCGTGCCATGCATTTCGGGATAGAGTTCTGCGCGTCCACGCGCCAGCGTGATGGAGAATGATGCGGCTCCGCGTTGTAGCTGCTGCCACTTTGCCGCCGCTGCGCGTCTTGCTGCCTGCTCGTTCTGATAAGTCTTGCGTAACACAAACACATTGCCTTCCGCGCCCTCCATATAATCACCTTCACGGCTGCTGCTTTTCTCCTTTTTGGGTTTTGGCGGTTTGCGGCGTTTCACGCTGACTTTTTTCTTTTTCCCGTAATTAAGATCAAGCCAGTAGGCGCGTACCCCCGTATACGCCTCGCGGTCAGCAATGCGGAACTGATGGCGATCGCCGCTGCTGCGTGTGATGGCGAACGATGGCAACGGCTGGCCCTGTGCGTTCACGCCACCACCGGGCATGATGAATAACAGATTACCGCTTTTTACCGTGGTGATTGCGCCCAGCATTTCCGCCATGCGCGTAAGGAAGGACATGTCGCTTTCTTCGGTCTGGTCGGCGTGGTCGATTTCGATATCCATCAGCATTTCGCTGATTTGCGGTTTCAGACCGTACCGATGAGCGATGGCGGATACCACACGCTCAACGGTCACATCATGCCAGGACACCTCACGTTTAACGTTAAATTCATCCCGAAAATCTGCGCTTCTGGCTGAAACAGTCAGCCTGTCCGGCGGTCCTTCGTGAGCGATTTCATCAACAATGTAAGTGCCTTTTTCTGTCAGCGGTTCTCCCTTCCAGCCAATGAGAACCGTCAGGCGCGCGCCCCGTGGCGGTAGCTGCAACTGACCATCCGCATCATCCAGCGTGATGGTGAGCTGGTCCGCCTCAAATCCCCGGTTGTCGGTCAGTGACAGGCTCATCAGGCGCTCTGCCACGCCTGACAGCGTTTTACCCTCCGCGAGAATATCAAAATCCGGCATTTTCACGGGGTCTGTGCCCTGACTGAGCAATTGCATGGTGGTGTCGGTCATCTGTTCCCTCCCTGTACGGCATGGTCGCATGTGCGTGCGGAGGGGGTTACTGCTTTTTGTTGTCGCCGTGGCGGGAGAATGGCGCAGGGGTGAGATTACGCGCGTGGTGGGTGATGATTGTTGCCGAATCATTTAACGGATACAAGGGGCTGAAGCTATGAGTGAAACTCGTTTTCATGGTGCCCGTGTTACGGAAAATACCGACCTGGTAACAGCGATTAACGATGTTGATTCCAGCGTTATCGGTATCGTGGCAACGGCGGATGATGCGGACGCGAAGCTGTTCCCGCTGAACAAGCCCACACTGCTGACCCGCGTCAATGACGTGCTGGGAAAATGCGGAACAACGGGGACGCTTTATCGTGCGCTTAAGGCCATCGCAGACCAGGTGAGCACAAAGGTGATCGTCGTTCGCGTGGCTGAACACAAAGAAGAAGACGGAAAAACGCAGGATCAACTGGTTATCGGTGGTTCTGAATCTGACGGCAGCTATACGGGGATGTATGCGCTGCTTGTTGCAGAGCAGGATGAAAGCATCGGATACCGTCCGCGTATTCTGGCCGCGCCGGAGCTGGATACGGAGGCGGTGACAAAATCCCTGTGCGTGATTGCGGGTAAACTGCGCGCGTTTGTGTATGCCTCATGTCATGGCTGTGACACGATGGCTGATGCGATTACCTACCGCCAGAAATTCAACGAACGTGAGGTGATGCTCTTATGGCCGGACTTCATCGCCTACAACCCGAAAAGTGGCAAAAACGAAACGTTCCCCGCGCCTGCCTATGCGTGCGGCCTTCGTGCGTACATTGACCATGAGCAGGGATGGCACAAATCACTCTCCAACGTTCCGGTTAAGAATGTGCTGGGGATGTCGAGGCATGTGTTCTGGTCGTTGCAGGCCGAAGACAGTGATGCCAACAGCCTCAACAACAAAGAAATCACGACCATTATTCGTCGCAACGGGTTCCGCTTCTGGGGCAACCGCACACCGGAAACGAACGCCTACATCTTTGAGGTGTATACCCGAACCGCACAGGTGCTGGCTGATTCAATTGCGGAAGCGCAGTTTGAAACCATCGATAGTCCACTGACGCCTGCGAACGTGAAGGATGTTATCAGTGCCATCAGGGCAAAACTGGATTCACTGGTTACTGCCGGGAAACTGATTGGCGCGGAGTGCTGGTATGACATCGTGGATAACAGCACCACGAATTTACGTCAGGGGCGTGTGCGTATTCGCTACAAATATACGCCCGTTCCTCCGCTGGAAGACATGGAGCTTTACCAGTCGTTTACTGATGAATTCTTTGGTCCCGCATTTGCGGTGCTGGGAGGTGCCTGATGGCTGTACCAAAACATCTTCGCTTTTTTACGCTGTTTGTGGATGGTGAAAACGAAGTGGGTAAGGTGACGTCCGTCACCCTGCCTAAACTGACGCGCAAAACCGACAGCTACCGGGGTGGTGGCATGATGGGTGCGGTAAGTATTGATCTCGGCCTGGACGACTCCGCGCTTGATGCGAGCTTTGTCATGGGGGGCGCAGTTCGTGAGCTGTTCCTGAAGTATGGCGGCACGATTGACGGCACGCTGCTGCGTTTTGCGGGTGAATACTACACCGATGCAGAAAGCGACCTGTATGAAGTCGAAATGCGCGGACGTGTGACGGAAATTGATATGGGGGAAGCCAAACAGGGCGAAGCCACATCACACACTTATGCCATTAAAAACACCTACTACAAGCTGAGTGTTAACGATCGCCCGTTGTGGGAGATTGACTTGCTGAACTTCATTTACCGGAAGGACGGCAAGGACATTGTGCCCGATCGCATCCGTTCCGCGCTTGGGCTTGGCTGATAAGTAATATGCAGGCGGCGCAGTGCGTCGCCTCTGACTGAAAGGAGTTTCCTGATGAAAGAGACGAAAAACATCGATACCGAAAACACGGTAGTTACTGACACTGTGAAAGAAACCAGTGAGCGTGGCGTAAAACTTACCCAACCAATTGAGCGAAGCGGCGAAAAAATCACGTATGTGGAGATCACCGGGGCTATTGAGCAGGCTGGATCTCTGCGAGATTTGTCGCTGTCTGATGTGCTGAGTCTGAAAGCGGAATCCATGTTTACGCTGCTGTCACGCGTGACATCACCGCGACTGGATGAAGTGACGATCAAAAAAATGGCATCCCGTGACTTTATTCAGTTATGTGTGGTTGCCGTAAATTTTTTGAGCGGTGCGGACTCTGGCGGGAAGAACGAACAGGCGACGGAAGCCTGATCACGGTTGTGTGCTTTGAGCACATAGAAGACTTTGTGGCAGATATTGCCGTTATTTTTAACTGGTCGCCCGCCGAAATCTTCATGATGACGCCGGCGAAGTGGTTAGCTGGCGTGAGCGGGCGGCACTTCGCAGCGGGAATGCAGACAATGAAGACTCTTGATATCCGGGTCGCTTTCAGCGCCGTTGACAGGCTGACCCGACCTGCCGAAAACGCACGCCGCCTGATGGGGCAGTTTGGTGACTCCATCCAGCGAACGCAGGGGGCGATCAAAAATCTCGAGCGTCAGGCGCGTTCATTTGAGCGCGCCCGCGACGCTGTCAGTAAAGCGGATGCGGGTATCGTGAAAGCACGACGCCAGCTTAACGCCCTTAATCAGTTACAACGCACGGGTACAGTGCTCAGCGAAAAACAACAAAAGCTGATGCAGCAGTTAAGCACCCGGCTTGAACGCCTGAATGAATCGCGCACACGGGAAATTCAGAAAATGCGGGAGCTTGGCGGAGAGCTGAAACGCCACGGCATTTCCCTGACAGGCAGCGATAACACCATCCAGCAGGCCATCAGACGCACCGAACAATACAACAACCAGCTTGAACGCGAACGGCAGGCGCTTGCGCGTGTAACGCGGGCGCGTGAGCGGTATTCGCGCGCGCAGGAAACAGCGGGAAAACTGAAAACAGGTGGTGCGCTGGCAATTGGTGCGGCAGCGGCGGGCGGCTATGCTGCCGGGCGTTTTTTGCAGCCTGCGATCGGGTTCGGGAAAGAGATGTCCCGCGTTCAGGCACTGACGCGAATCGACAAAAACAGCCCGCAGTTTAAGGCGCTGCGTGAGCAGGCGTTAAAACTTGGCTCTGAAACGCAGTTCACCGCAGGCGATGCCGCCAGTGGGCAGGCATTTCTTGCAATGGCTGGCTTCACACCGCAGGCCATTCAGGCTGCGCTTCCGGGCGTGCTGAGCATGGCAACGGCTGGCGGCATGGATCTCGGCGAGACGGCGGATATTGGCTCAAATATCCTGACGCAGTTCGGCCTTTCTGCTGACCAGATGGACCGGGTTGGCGACACGCTCACCGCAGCGTTTACCCGTACCAACACTGACCTTCGCGCACTGGGCGAAACCATGAAATATGCAGGTCCGGTGGCGGGCAAGCTGGGAATATCGCTGGAGCAGGCCGCAGCGATGGCGGGCGTGCTGGCGAATATGGGTATCAGAGGGAGTGATGCCGGGACGGCAATGCGTGCCAGCCTGGCTCGTCTGGCATCACCGCCAAAGGCGGCAGCAGAGGCGCTGAAAGAGCTTGGCGTGTCTGTCTCGGATGCCGGGGGAAAAATGCGCCCGATGGAGGATGTGCTGGCTGACCTTTATAAAGCTACCCGCAAATACGGGGAAGTTGACCGGGTATCGTTCTTTAAGGACATTGCCGGAGAAGAGGCTTTCACATCATTTATGGCCCTCGTTGATGCGGCAGGTGACGGCTCCTTACCCAAACTGAGAAAAGAACTTGAAGGCGCGCGCGGTGAGGCTGAACGCACGGCAAAGGTTATGGCCAACAACCTTGACGGCGATCTGAAATCACTCAGCAGTGCATGGGAAGGGTTGCGCATCCGCATTGCAGATCTGATTGACGGTCCGCTGCGTTCTGTCACGCAGTGGCTCACGCGTGTGGTATCAAAGGTGACGGCGCTGGCGCAGGCCCATCCCGCACTGACGCGCCAGCTACTGATTGCAGGCGGTGCACTGCTGGCAATGACTGCAACGATTGGCTCGTTGTCGCTGGTTATTGGGGTGCTTTACGGGAAGCTGGCCACCCTGCGTCTTGGTTTTGACATTCTTACCCGGTCAATGAATGTCGTCAGGGTGTTGCCTGCGCTGTGGGGAATGGTGACGGGTTCCGTTTCTTTACTGGGAGGCGCTATCGGGGCGTTGTTCAGTCCGGTTGGTCTTATCGTGGCTGCGCTTGCCGGAGCTGCCGTTCTTATCTGGAAATACTGGGATCCCATCAGGGCATTTTTTGCCGGGGTGTTCAGCGGGATTATGGAAAGGCTGACCCCGTTGCGCGAAACCTTTGAACGGTTTGGTCCTGTTTTTGACGCAATCGGGAGTGGGATCAGCCAGGTGTTTAACTGGTTTAAATCGCTGCTGTCACCGATGGAGTCCAGCAAGGAAACGCTGGATAAATGTACCAGTGCTGGCGAGATATTCGGTAACGTTCTTGGCGGTGCGTTACAACTTGTTCTGACACCTGCAAAAATGTTGCTGGATACGCTGGCGTGGATACTTGAAAAGCTCGGTGTGCTTCCGGATGAAGCGGAAAGGGCGCGCAAGAAAATCGAAGACGCACAGCGTGCGGCCATTCTTCAGGACAAGGTTGCCTTGCTTCAGGGGGACCTGGCGAAAATCAATCCGCCGAAGCCTGTGGAAAATGGCAATGGCACCGGAGGTGATAAACCTAAAGACAACAAACCGCTCGCAGACAGCAATACCGGTACGCTACGCAGACTCAGCAAAATTGCTGATAACACAGGTAAGCTGGTTGATGAGACGAAAAAACGTATTGGCCCCGGCGATATTGTCTTTAAGAACCTGCCCCGAGCACTTGCTGTTCGTGGGGAGTGGCAGGAGCGGAAGATTGCGCAGGTCAGTAAGCCTGCCCCCGCAATTAATATCACACCTGTGGTTCCGGCTCCGCTGCCTCCGGCGCTGGTCCCTGTTGTTGCGGCCAGCTCCCGCCCGGTGGCAGAGGCTATACGATCGCCAGTGGCATCAGTTCCTGCAACTTCCCGTAACCGGGAGCCTGTTGCCTCCGGATTTGGCGGTGAAATTCATGTTCATCTGCATAACGTTGTTACACAGAATCCCCGCGAACTGGCGAAACTGGTCGGTGAAATGGTCAGGGCAGAAATGGAACGGCGGCGCCCGTGCCGGGCGTGGCAGTTTTTACGATAAAGATTGAGGAGTCATGGCCATGATGATGATCTACGGCATGTTGTTTTTGAGCTGCGCACGCTGCCGCATCAGCAGTTACAGCAAACAAAGCTGGCGGCATGTGAAAAATGAACGCGTTAACCGTTCAGCAAGCTGGCAGTATATCGGTGCAGGTGATGATCGCATCGTTCTTTCTGGTGTGCTTTATCCTGAAATTACAGGTGGCGAAGTGTCGCTGTCGCTGCTGACCACGCAGGCGTATACAGGACGACCCTGGCCTTTGATTGATGGCGTCGGGCAGATTTACGGCATGTATGTCCTGACCGGA